CACGATCTAAAGTTACTGAATTTGCAGGAATAAGAACAGCAGCACCTTCTGAAATGGTATAAGTATAAATAGCAGCATTATAATTGAAACCTGCTTCTTGTGAAGTCCAATTATAAGTTGTGCCACCTTTCGAAGATACAATCGTTACTCCATAAATTGACGGAGTTAAAACATTCTTATAAGAAATAGAAGTTACGGACCCTGTAAAACTACTGCCCCACAGCCCTATAGATTCATTGGCAACTGCCATATTCCAATAATAAGAATAATTTCCAGTAGTAGTGACAGCTTCATACACCCCGCCAGCATATTCGGAACCATGACCGCCAGCACTTCTAACGTCAACATTACGAACACTCTTCATCAAGGAATATTGTGTGTTGACAATATTCTGATAAATGTAGCTTGTTGCAGCAGAACCGACTGCTTTACCACCCGTTACTGTCCACCCAGCTTGTTTAATCCAATTACCTGTATTATCAAAAGAGGGATCAACAACTAATTCAGAACCAAATGTTTCCCCTGTCCCCGCTGCTTTGATATAACCAGTAATCTTCTTTCCGGCTGAATCAGTAATCGTTAAAAATTTACCAATGCTATTTGTTAAGGTTTTTGCTTTATCAAAATCAACAAAAGCTAAATTAGATACAGCAGAGATGCGCATATTCCTGTGGGCCACACGTGCTTCCAAAGTAGCTACAGGACGATCAACCAATCTACCAGAATAACCCCATTGCGGCAATTCATGAGCAAAGTAAATCAAATTCCCAATGGTACAAGTGATTGCATCAATCTCAGCATCAAACTTAATAAAGCGACAAAGAACATTATTACAATTTAATCTATATTCAGCAGTTCTCCACGCTTGTGTAATGCTCGTCGTTCCAATATACTGCTCGTTTGAAGATTGTTTTGTAATTCCCGCATGGGGACTAATAATAGTTACAACTTCCCTTTTGTAATCATTTTGAGCATTCAAATACTCAACTTCAAATTCTGTTGATCTATCATTGAAAGAAAGAAAAGTTTCCTCAAATGAATCCATTATGATGTTGCCAGCTGTAAACATTTGAACGGGAGTAGTTGGCCGGTCAACTACAACAGAATACTTGTAACCTTTTATTACTATCATCGCACGAGACATTTTACAAACTTCCATTAAACAATCCCACTGCGATCTATTAGAATCAAAACTACCATTGAAAATAAATCGTTTTTCTTCAGCACCAGTCGGCCCTTTAATTGTTTTTAAAACCCCATTACTATCAGTAAAGGTAGTTTCATCACAATAATCTGCCCATACTTTAAATGAAGCTAAATCAACTCGTGCTGGATCTTCCCCATCAAATCGTAAAACATTAGGTTGGTCAGTATAAGATCCATCATATTTTAAAGCGGTACCATCATCGTCCAAAACTGGCAAAGTCAAAATGTCATAAGCAATCCAAGCGGGATTTGTTGAGTACTCAACAGACCAAGTGCTGCCATTCCAGACTCTAATATATGATCCCTCAACTACAGCAGAAAAATTGAAAGATCCTGACAATTGGTTTGAAGCGATTGCTTCAACACTAACCAAGGCTGTTCGTGGATACGAAAAATCATCATAAATTATTGCGTTAATCTCCGAAAGGTAAACATCATCTCCATAATTTCCCCCTGCCTTTTCAGGAGTTAATAACTTAATCCCAACAGTATATTGACCAGCTTCAAGATTCTGAATTCTAAAAGTTTTTGTAAAAAGTGAAGTTTTTGTATCCGTAATAAAAAATACACCACTTGGATTAGATGCTGGTTTATGATCAATCCAATCTCCAGAACCTTTCCGGTATCTAATTAAAAATGAAATTTCGTGGACAGCAGTATCCCCACCAGTCGTTTTCGTACCAACATATTTCTGTGTAGTGAAATGAGCAACAACATTGCCGAAGTTATCGTAAATTGGAATAGAAACATCAGCGTAATCTAAAGTCGTTGTAGTTGAATTAATAACGTATAAACCACTTGGTAATGTAAAAACTAATTCAAGACCATCAAATAGATTTCCATCTGTTACTGAAGTTATCCAAGTATCATATTCTAATTTTAAATTTGGTGTACTATCTGGAGCATAAGTATCATTAAATTGCGGTATAGGAAGTTGGTTTAAATAACCATTTCTACTATTAGTAGTAATGGATACATAATCACTTACAAGTTTATTATTTATTTCAATTTCGTTGACGGATTTTATTGGACCTTGTGCAATCGCAAGCAAACAACTTAAAACTTGATCACCTGGATGGTTCCCAGATTCTATTGTGCTGGAATGCCCAGAAATAATATTCCCTTGAACGTTAATCATGCCGTAAATTCTTGGTAAGGATGAACCAAGTTGTTGCATAGTTTGAGGAGACCAAGAATAAGAATTAGAAGATTCAAATCCAGGGGTGCTGCCTCCTCCACCACCACTATAGCCTCCTCCTCCACCATAACCTCCACCACCACCACCACCAAACCCCATTGTTGGCAGACGGGGGGTTACTGGAGTAGGAATATTTGGTGCCTGAGCAGAAGGAGTTATTCCATATCTATTTGCTGCATATTTTATTAAAGCATAAGCCGGAGGACCTAACCAACCCCCTGTAGCCCAACCAGCAACAAGTCCAACACCAATTGCCAGTACATCAACAAGAACGGGATTATCCCTCATTATGTTGTCGGATTGATCAGCTATCCAATTTACACCAGGGATAGTTCTAAAACCACCCCCAACGTAATCCCCACTTGGTTGCCCAAGGAACGAATCTAAAAAGGAGTCAAGCACACTTCCATGAGGGTCTGTCCAACTCTTCCACCCTGATTCAGTAAATCTTTTGGCTGCTTCATGAGGGTCCCAATAAGAACCCATTAATGATGGTATTAGTACTAAATGATCACCTGATTGTAACTCATAGTCATTCTCTTTAATTATTTTCCCATTAACAGAAGGAATGAAACGTAATCCAGCACCCCACAATCTATGTAATAGATGAGAAAGAAACAAACCAGGAGAATAGTCAAATTCCTGATCAATCCGTTTAGTTCTATCAAAATAATTTAAACAGAATGTAATTTTAATTGATTTCATATTTCCAAAACCCATCCAGTCTTCCACGCCATCTGGGAGACTCCAAAGGTTCTATACTCACAAATCGTTTTACTTCAGCACTTAAAAAATGAGTACAATCTTCAGTTACTACCCCAACATGAGAAACAAATGGTCTAATTATCATAAAAGTAACTAAACAAAATGGTACTGGTTTTTCAAGTCTAATAAAATTGGCTTTACCATTAACATACGTTTCATTGTCTTCAGTATAATTTCCAAAAGATGTAGGATAATCGGGTAGCTCCCTGCCAAGCCGTTTATACACTTCCATACACAAACCATAGCAGTCAAATGTATTTGGGCCACGAGAGCCAAACTCAAATGGTTTTCCAATCAGATCAATGTACAAATCTAACTCCCATTGTTTGTAAACCTGGAAAACCCCCAAATCTAACTGCACCTTTGTCAACTGTTCCCGTTAATATCCTACATGTCTTCAGCGTATGATCACACGACTCCGTTTGTCCAGAATAACCACACTCTATACCTTTAAAAACCCAATTACAATGATACCCCATCATTCTAAAAAGAGGAAACCGACGATAAGTAGGACTTTTCATTCCAAGATTAAAACTTACCACCTTATTGTCTGCAACTGCGCCCAAAACTTTAAATTGCGATTCAAATTCAGAATAATCCTCAGTCAAGTAGCCTGCATTCACAATTATAAGTTTTACCTCTTTATCAACAGCCCCATTTATACCTTCAATCTGAGCTTGCATTTGTCTATCCGTATTTGCTACAATTACAGTCAATTGGGGGATTGTGCCTGCCAAATCTTGAACAGGAGCTCTGATCTGCATTGGAAATGGAGAGAATACATTACCTTGATAAGTGATTGATTCTGTGTTTGAAACAAGCCGAAGTACGTCACCAGGGGAAATAGTTAATTCAAAAAGAATCAACCATGGGGAAGTCGAACTTAATTTATTTTTCTCTTGTTTTAAAACGGTAGAAGGCATAAGTTAAACCTGAATTAAAGAAAAAGAAACATTCCATAATGCGACTTGAGGCATCTGAAATTCTGGTATGGTTTCATAGCGAACTGTATAAACTGTACTTGTAATGGGATGAGTCCAAGAAAATGTATCAACGTCTTTCATAGCCTTCATATGATTTTCAAGAGCAGTTTTATCAGATTGAGATAAATTTTTATAATTTAATTGGAACATATACCGATCTCTACTAAAACGTGATCGTGCTAACTGATAACCCGCCTCAAACTGTGTTTTAATAGAGCTTGGTAGGATTTTTTCACTAATAGGATAAGTTGGTAATGATGACAACGTAGGAAAAGCCATTATCTCAAACCTCCTAAAACACCACGACTATTTATATTATTTAGAACTACATCTATAATATATTGTTGATCATCTTTTGTTTGTCGTCCACGTGCAGACGCTTGAAGTAATTCACTACTTTGATTATCCATCATTACAGTAACGCCCAATGGGACTAACACCGGAGAGGCAGCAGATCCGGCTCCCCTACCACTTTGTACATTGATATTGTTAATTACTGTTGGGCTGGTATTCTTAACTTTCTTTACAAAATCAACATCCTCTCTACTCAAAACATATTCACCTTTTTGAGCAATGATTGGTACTTCATTACTTGTTAAACCACCCCCATGATACTTTAAAACTGCGCCACCCTTGTGCATCATATTAGCAGTAAAACCCCCCTTATGTGCAAGAGATGCAAATGCATCTCCAAAACTCCCAACACCGTCAGCTGCGCCTGCACCTGCCTCTGCACCTCCCTCTGCAGCTGCACCTGCACTTGCACCTGGACTTGCACCCCCAAAAAAATTACTAAAAAACCCAGAAGAACCAATGGCTTTTATTAACGCCGCCATATAATTAGCGACTGCTTCATAAATGGCCTTCATCCACCCCCAAGCAACCTCAGCCATTTTACTAAAAATACTTGAGAAGGAGTTAACCATTCCTCCCCCAGCCCCTTCAATATCCCCAGAGATAGCTTCTATTCCATCTGTTACTGTAGTCCCAATCTCCCCAACACTCTCAGCAGTTTTCGTTTTAGCCTCGGTTAGCCACCCAAAAAAAGTAGTAAAAATAGATTTCCCCGAACCTGAACCTGGTTTTGTTTCTCCTGATAACAAACCAAAGAGGTCTTTAATTGCGGAATCCGCCATAAAATCAGTAGCTTTTTTTAGAATCGAATCTAAAAAACCCTGCCAAATTTCACTTGTACCTTTAGAATTTTCTGCTGCTTGCTTTTGAGCTTCTGCTAATTTTTCTTCCACTTCTAATTGTTTTAACTTTGCGTCTATAGTAGCTTGTGCAGTTTGCTTTTCAGATTCAGATAATGAGTTATTACTTGCAATAACTTCTTTATCTAAAGCAAGTTGTTGTTTTTGAAGGGCAATATTAGCTAATTGCTTGGTGGTGTCGTAAACTTGGCGATCTTTATCAGGATTAAGGTTCCCTTTAAATCCTTCAAACATAAGAGTAGAGAGACTACTCTTTATATCCCCAGCTACACCTTTAAACAAAGTCTTCCATTGGTCAGCATTTGATCCGATTTCATTCGTTACATCCCGCATGGCTTTCTTTAAGCCAACGTACATATCTGAACCAGAATTTAACTCTTTCAATGCAGCAGCTGTTTGGCGATAAGCATCAGCTAACTGCGGGAGATTTTGAAGTTCAGCAATATCCGCAGCAGTTTTTAACTTAGATAATTCTAATCGTAGAGCAAGGGCTTCAACAGCAGTAGGATCAGCAATTACTTTATTATACGCTATTTGTGCATTAGTTAATGTCTCAGTTCCTTTCTGCAGATCTTGAGCAGATTTAACAGCACGGTTAATAGCTTCTAATCTTTTTGCTTCAGATGGTTTAAGTTCCTCCTCAAGTTGGGTTTGCTTTGCTACAAGTGGAGCTTTTTCCTTACCAATCCCTGCACGAGACGCTTGAATTTTAATTAATTCAATTTGAGCTCTCTTGAGCTTATCTAATGCCTCAAGTTCCTCGGCGTATGATACATCAACAGGTTTAATATTGAATTCTTCTTGTAGTTTGAGTAACTTTTTCTTTTCATCATATTCAACTTGGAGAACAGCAACCTTTGCTGCAGCAGTTTGCTCTGCTTTTTGCCTGTCTTCCTCATTTAATACAGTCTGCTCATTTGCACTCTCTACTCTTAAATTTGTTTCAAGCTGCCGAATTTCTCTTAGCGTTTTTGCTTTTACATTTTTTACTTCTTCAGTAGCTTTCGATTGTTCCTCAGCATCCTTATAAACACCAAGTTTAGCATCTCCCTCAACATTAATTTTGCCTTTTACATCAGTCCAATCTGTATAGTCTTGTAAATACTTTTTCTTTATTTCAAGTTGTTTGGAAGTAGTCTCCTGATCTACTCGTAAATTAAATTGATCCCGCTCTGCTTTAGTTTTAGTAAGATTCTCATCCCATGCTTCTGCTGCTTTATCAAGAGCCTTTTTCTCATCTCCTGCCTGCTTTGCAATATCTAACGCATCAGCTTCCTTTCTTTTTAATAAAGCAATATTTTCATCAAATGATTTTTTATATGCTTCCTTTTCAATTTCAGTCATTATTGTACTTGGGGCAAATTCTGCAGTTGTCGGCTTTCCAAAAACCTTGGATTTTCGTAAATCCTCCTCTATTTTTTGAACTTTCTCGACGCTTCTGGAACCACGCACATACTTGTCATAATCTGTTATTGTCTCATCGCCTTCTTTGTATGTCGCTTTCGGAGTGGTACTCCAATGACTCTTTAAAAACCCTATTCCTTCTTTATACGCCAGTAGTGCTTGATCCGCATCACCACCCGTCAGCTCTTTCAAATTTGCTTTTAGCATCTGGTAGTATCGAATCACTGCTTCAATATTCTTCCGAGGTTCCACAGCAGAAAGAGGGTCTATACCAATATCTTGCATTGCCTCAGATCGTATTTGACCCAAACCAATTGCACCAACACCGCCCTTTTTGTCAATGGTTACTTGGTTCCGAGTGCTACTTTCACTTTCGATTAACGCAGCAATTCTATACGGATCTTCTTTGTATTTCTTAGACAAATCATAGATCATACCCCGATATAGTTCTTTATCAGACAATCCCGTCTCATTACGAGCAATAGTTTGAATCGTCTCTACTTCCTTTAATTTTGCCTTCAAAGCCTCCGCATCTCTCTTCTGGTAACTCTCTTTCTTCCAAGGATCATCAATTCCAAGAATGCCTTCTGTTACAACAGTTGAAACCTTTCCACTGGTCAAACCCGCTTTAGTTTTCTCCCACCAAGTTCTCGCCGCACCCGCTGGATCGTTAATTGCATCCGCAACACCACCAGCGCCTTCTCGAACAACCTTAATAACAAGTCCCCCTGCTTTTACAAGAGTTGAAGATTCTATTGCATCTCGAAACACCGTCCAAAGGTTCATCATATTGGTTATACCTGCCTTGATAGCCTCAATACCAGCAAGAAATTCAGGATTCCAAATGATTTTTCCAGCTTCAAGATCAAGAGTTACAATTGAATCAATAATACTTTTTAATTGAGCTTTTATCCCTTCAAACATAGGTTCTAATGCTTTACCTCCAGCTTGCATCATAACGTCTTTGAAGTTAGACCACACACCTCTCCACGAATTCTGAAGGGCTTCCCCAGCAGTTCGATAAACCTGCAATTTCCCCATTAAAAAATCAAATAATTGACTGGCACTTGCAGAATTATTTCTAACATCTTCAGGAGTGATACCAAGTGCAACAGCCACACGGCTATTACGCATATTGATAGCACCAGTTAATAAAGATCTGGCTTCTTCCGCCATCATGTCCATTGAAACACCCATAGCAGACGCAGCTTGCGTTACTGATAGGGTGAATTCTTGAACCATCTTTTTATCGAAGCCTTTCTTCATTGCGATAGGCAAGGCTTCTTGGTACATTCTAATTAATTGATCAAGAGTCGCAACAGTTTGAAAATTTGCTACTTGTAATGCTTCAATAACACCTTTGGCATCTCTCTGAGCAACACCAAAAGCCTCAGCCCCCTCTAAAACTCTGCCAGTTGTAGTTTCTACATATTTTCCCCCTACTTGTAAGGAAGCTGCAATTGCAATTCCATACGTCTCCATATTGCCCATCCACTCTAAAACAGCAGATGTTGCCTCTTTTACAGAACCGAGAAACTGGTAAACAAGATATGTTGAAAAAACCTTTCCAAGTAAATCTGCAAAACTACTGAAAGCCCCCTCCGCGCCCTTTATCTCAATTGCTGCACTCTTTGCTCCTGCAGCTTGTGCTTTATAATAAGCGTTCCAATACCCAGTTTGCGCTGCAATCCGTGCTTTATCCCCATCATCCGTAATAGTAGTAACGGACATTGAAGATTTCAATGGTTTAGTTAAAAGTTCTTTTGCTTTTGCAAAGGCGGGATCTTCAGTAATAGTAGTAATGGCCATTGAAGATTTTAGGGGTTTCTTTAACTCTTCAGTAACCTTACTGATAGTAGCAGAGGCAGAAGTTAACGATTTGGTTATTGCATCACCAGCACCTGCCAAACCACTTGTAGCTTCAGTAGCTTGAGTTTTAATTCCTTTTAAATCAGCAAGTATTTTATTGATTGCAGTAGAAGCATTATTTACTGCTTCAATTGTAATTTCAATGCGTTCGTCAGATCCAGCCATTTAACCACTCTCTGCAACTTGAAAAGTTTTTGTGCAATTTGCACAATCAATATCTTTCTTTGCCACCTTGCACGCTACACAAAAAGAGTCGTGAAGATTTGCTTTTCCTGACTGAGACTCTTTACCAGCACCAAACGCATTTAACACAACTTCCCGAAATAAAATTTCTCTCCCGATAAATTCAAGATATATCTTCACTTCATCAATGTCGTAACCCCACAAAATAAACTCTCTTTTAGTAATGTCTCCTTTTGCGAGGACTACAACAATTTTATCAATCCAACTGTCAATTACTCCGGGGCTTGATTCGCTAACATCAACTTTTGAAACACCCCTGTCATTTGAGTGAAGTATGAAGCTATCGGGTTGCAGTCGAAAAAATCTTGCACCACTTGAAATCCAATATCCATATCAGCGTGAGTTTCAAATTCAATTTCTAACTCTTTGAGGTTCTTATCCTTCAACTCTGCACCTTTCTTACATAAAACGATTGCCATAACTTCAGGCAGTTTCCCACCAAAAGTTGTGAACATTGAAATCGCAGTAACCGTTGAAGGAAGTTCAAGGTCATTAAACAGACGATTCATCTGTTTAACTTGTCCTAACCTCATCTTTCGCTGGGTGTAAATCGTGCCATTCACTTCATATTCAAAAACTTCTTTTACTTCCTCTTCATTTTCAGACATTTTTGGCCCCCTTTTAAGTTTCCTCATATTTTAGTACGTTGCCAAACTATCCATTAATACGACTCTACACGCACTCACATCTGCATCATCACCATAGTAAGCCTCAAAATCCAGACTCACAAACAATCCGGTGGGGCCTTCTACAACAGGAGCAGCAGGTTTAAAAACCATCTCATCAAAATAAAAGATCATCTTTTCATTTCCAATAGTTCCTGCACCAGTTCCTTTTGCCAAAGTTACAACTAAGCTGGTCTCACTATGAGCAACAGCCTTGTTATACATAGCAACGGAATCAAACAAACACTTAACATTTCCCGTTACCTTTGCAAAACCTTCAGGCATGGAATACCGCTCACCAGTTCCATCAATAACGTAATTGCTACTATCCAAACCATTATCAATGGAAAAGTTCACTTCAGTTCCAATTCCGAGAGAAGTGCCACCTTCTAACAAAGTACACTCAAACCCATCAAACGGAGTATGTCCTCTATCTGTCGGATTTGCATCAAATGTACCACCAAAACCAGTTGCAACAGTTTCTTTCGCACCAATGATGTCAACAGAAGCTGTAATCATACCCTCAGATTTAATGGCTACTTTAAAACTGTTTACCTTACAACCATTGTACCTAAACCAAGTGGGAACAGCAAGATCAGGAAAATATTTTTCAATAGTCATTCCTGCCGGCAAATCACCAACCTTGTAAGTATGAACATAAGGGGCAGCACCTGTAGTAACAGTAGCCCCAAAAATATGCTTCAACAGCAATCCATATTGAGGGGCCAATTCAAATTCAATGTTACCTGCAACATCACGATTCCCACGAACAGGCATCTGGGGGTTTCTGCTGGAACGAATAGTATTTGAAGAAATCAAATTTCTATTCATTCGAAGACTTTCCCGAACATACGGAAAAATTCGGGAAGTTCCAGAAGCAGGACTTGTTTTAAACACCGATTCAGTATCGTAACTTAACCTAACTGTAGTTCCTCTTTGCTGAGCCATTTCTTTACCCTCCTAAATTATGGGTTTCCCCAAGGATGTCTATAACTTATTTTAAAATTAATAATCATGCCATTTAACTGCTTGTCTGTTTCAATAGTAAAAATGTCTGAACCCATTCTAACGGTATTTTGAGCAAACCCACCACGCAAAGGGTCTTCATACATTTTCTTATGAATCACACCAAGCAAAATTTCTAAATCACCTTTCGCCCAGATTTCAACATTTATTGACCAATCCCAAGACTCTTGGCCAATAGTTCCAGTTTCAATACGACTTTCAGCCCCAGATACTACAAAAGCACAAGGCATTGGAATGGTATCTAAATCTGTAATGATAACTTCCTCAGCAGTAACGGATTTCAATTGAGTAATCTCTTGCAACGCCGTCACTATATTTGAAATTATATTTTGTCTGAAAGTACTCATGAACCTCCTGCGATTGCCTTCGCAATCGCCTCCTTTATACCTGAATAAATGAATTTCCGGCGTAGTTTAACAATCCATTCTGGGTGGACCCTTGCCCTCACTTGAACACTTTTCTTCAGCCAATATACAACGCGAACTCCGCCTCCTCCTTTTCCCCCTGTTCGTATTGGAACTAATTTCCCACGTAGTCCGATCTTTCCAGCAACGAGTGCAGGTTGTCCACGAAGTTGCATATAAACTAAATGTGGGAAATCAATAGAGCGAGAATGTTTAATCCCCCCCTGTCCTAAAGACTTTTTATAAGCGGCCCCTCCTAATTGAGGTACAGTTAACCAAGGTTTTCCATGAATAGTCGTAACTGTCCCAGGTTTGTTAATATGCACTCTCGCATACGGGACACCCCCACCAACATGAATACCTGCAACAATACTATTAGCACTTTTTTTACTTGCCCAATTAGTTGTTGCACTTATAACACCTAAACTTCTCAACAGAGTTCTACTTCTAACTCTAAGCCTGTGATCCCCAGGTCCCCCCGTAAGGTAAGCCTCCTTCACGAAATCTTTCATTTCCCGAGCTTGGTAGTTCAACTCGGCTTTAACCTTTGAAATGATTCCGGGAACAAGCCGCTCTAAATAAACTGTTACTTTATTATCATCAACTACAATTTTACCCAACATTATATAAATGATACCTATCTACAATCTTTTGGACTTGTGGTAAAAATTCCCCTGTTAAAAAAGTACCAATAGAACCGTCGGGTGTGGACATTTGATTGATTCCAATATCTTTTCTACGTTTAAACAAATACGCTGATTGTAAAGTACACGCCATTTTAAGATCATTAGGAACTGCAAGACTATTACCAGTTCCAGAATAACCGCCAGTATAAAGAACCGAAATTTGATTCGGTTCGGTGTATTCAGTTGGAACTACAAATTCTATCATACCAGAATTTGTATGAACATAATAATCGACATTTACTGTTTGTGCATCACTATCAACACTAACCGTAAGGGTATGATTGCTATTATCAATAGGCGGAGCTTTTAGTAAAAATAACTTTCCACCCCCTTTAAAATATTCAATTCGTTCTTGTTTCAACAATGATCTATTCATAGCTGTTTCTAAATTTGTAGAAACATATTCTATGAGCATTTCCAACAAAGAATCATGCTCAAAATCATCTTTTTCAAGAAAAATTTTTAATTCAGCTATATCTATAAGTTTCATTAATTATACCTCACAATAACTGATAAAAATGGTTACTTTTTACTCCCCTTTTTCTTTTTGTTTTTTTGCTTTTTCGCTCCAGTTACGATTGGATCATTTTTCTTTTTTCCTGTTGCTTTCTTAGCCATTAGTATCACCACCTTTCAAAATTTTAGGACGACTCTACTTCCGAAATAACTTGCACAGAAAACGAACCCCAAACTAACCCATCTGGATAAACAGGATTGTAAACAACTAAATAAACATTTTTATAATTATCTGCGTTAATGTTAACATTCCCAAGTTTCAAATGAACTTCTCCAACAGCGTATAAAACTTTATTCCAAAGTATCAAATCTGATTCTTGATTGGTTGACGTTATAGTAACATTTGAAAAAGTGACTGTCATTTTAGTAACACCAGACAAATCAAAAGCTACGTTATCTTCCTTAAGAAGTAATTCAATAACGTTGCTATGTCCAAGATAAATGATTTCAGTAAGCATTTTAATAACCTCCTAAATAATTTGAAATTCTCGTTTTGGACTTATACTTTCAAATTCACAAACCGGAGTTAAACTTTCAAATGTCTGATTTGAAGTTAAACTTTCAAATGTCTGATTTGAAGTTAAACTTTCAACTGTCTGATTTGAAGTTAAACTTTCAACAGTTGGATTCAGAATTTTCTTTAATCGAGCCAAATAGATTAAATGATCTGTTGTATCTATCAACTCTGTTGAGACAACTCTTAGAACTGAATCAACAACCTGAATGGTTAATGATTCTTGAAGTGTAGTCAGTTCAAAAACTGATACTTGAAGCTTCTTTAAATAAATATTAATTTCATCAGAAAGTGCAATAGTTTCTGTTATATTCGCAATAACCAAGGGACTTTTAAGTGTTAGATTCTCTGAAGCCGCAACAAGATCATTTACCAACACAATTAATTGAGCAATCTGAGCAGCGAGATTTTCAGAAACAGCAACCGCATCAAAAATGCTAATTTTAAGTTGTTGAACTAATAATGATTGATTTTCAGAAACATCAATAACGTCCTGAATAGAAACATTTAGCCTTTTCTGAAAAATGTTTAAATATTCTGACAGATCTACAGTTTCAGAAGCCGAAATATTCAGTTGCTTAAGGACAGACGAGATTGTCTCGGTAAGGGCTATAGCCTCCGAAATCTGAAGATTGAGTGGTTGGAGGTAAGACTCGATACTCTCCGACACATCAATTAACTCTGCTGCATTAACAAAAACTTGTGGGAGTACCTTTGAAACAGTTGGAGACGATTCATCAACCCCAACGGACTCAATAATAGTCTGGACTCTTAACTGTTTCTGATAAATTGAAACCGCTTCATCAACTCCAATAGTTTCTATAGGAGCGACGAACTGCTGCTTTATAAAAGCAACGATTACTTCCGCTACCCCAACATTCTCCCCAACAGCCGCGTCGATACGTTGCACCATAGAGGAGGTGGCAGACTCTAATAAATCAACTCCCTCATATACCGAAATAGCCAACCTTTTCAGGTACTGAGTGATTGCTTCATCAAGAGCAATAGGATCAGAAATGGAAATTTTAAGCTGTTTGAGGAGGACTTGAACTGCTTCTTGAATATCAACAGAATCAACTATTGAAATGAACCCCTGCTTTTGATAAGCAGAAAGAGACTCATCAACACCAACCGTTTCCAAAGTGGTTAATTTCAGGTTTCTAATTAAAGATGTAATATTTTCAACTGTGTCTATACTATCCGTGATCGAAACGAACAGTTGCTTAACACCTGCTGAAATCGACTCTCCAACATCCGCCAGCTCGTAAGCATTAGCGTAGAGTTGAAGAGCGTTAGAAACCTGGATATTCTGATATTCAGAAACTCCAACATCCTCCAACACAGTCGGTTTTAACTGTTTGATAAGGAGAGTTAAAACTTCCTCAATTCCAGCCGTGTCAAAAACTTCTGGTTTTAACTGTTTAATGAGAAGGGTTAAATTCTCAGTTACACCCTGCAAATCAAAAACTTCGGGTTTTAATTGTTTAATGAGAATAGTTAAATTCTCGGAAACTGCTACAGAATCGAGGATCTCCGCCTTCAACTGTTTTACCAGAAGTGTGATCGTTTCAAGAACGTCTACAGAATCAATAGAAGTGGCGGGCTTTAACTGCTGAATCAGAAGCGTAATTGATTCGGCCAGATCGACCGTCTCAACTTCTGAAACAAATAATTGTCTCAGAGATAGAACCAGATTTTCAGTTACATCAATACTATCAACTTTAGAAACGGTAAGATCGACGACAGCCTCAGCCGTAATCGTAATAGTCGGTGCTGCTACAATCGGAGCAGCGCCAATAACAGCAACAGCCGGAACGGTGACTGTGATCGTTTCATTTGCCGTTATATCATAGGCAGCTTCAGCAGGCAGCGTAATCGTAACGATGGTATCTGAAGTACGAACAACCGCCGTTACTGGAATCTTGGCCTTGACTTCCGCATCCCATCCAGTCCCTTCTGATTGCGCCGAATCCAATCCATTGATAATATTTTGACGAATCGCATCAAAATGAATAACTGGAAGTGCTGTTAAATTCTCAGCAGTATCAATGGAATCTGCTATTGAGATAGCAAGAGTACGACTAACACTCAAATTCTCAGCAGTATCAATGGAATCAACTTCAGAAATAAAAAGTTGTTTGGTAACTACGGTTAAATTCTCAGCAGTATCAATGGAATCAACTTCAGAAATAAAAAGTTGTTTGGTATTTAATTGAATGTTTTCATCTACATTTACGGAGTCAACAGGGGTAGTTACAGCTACCGTATCGGTCCAGGTTAGAACGACCACCCCCCGATAACCGGCCCCTCCGAGGTGGTTCGTGTTATCAATAGCCAACCCACCGGAACCCCCAGCCCCAACACCGGGACCGGTAATCCCGTCATTTTCACTCGTGGTTCTACCCGCTGCACCCAGGCTACAGTAATCCGTGCCGTTTAAAAAGTTGCCGCCGCCATGCGCTCCTGCGGTTGCTCCACTGGCGGCCCCGCCATCGGCAGACGGTCCGGCAGCCCCTCCGCCGCCACCACTTATTGCGGTGGAATAAACTCCAGCCGCCCCCACCCCACCAGCTTTGGTAACACCCCCTACTGGCGTTCCATTGGCAGTTGTGCCGCCCGCCCCAGAATGGTTATTAGTGACAGCGCCACCACCTCCGCCCCCACCAGGAGCTCTCAACACTACCGTAGAAACTTGGGTGATGGAAGATGCAGCGCCTGCTCCTCCATTTGCCCCGCTCCCTGCCGTTCCCGCGATACCCACAACGATATTAAGAGTGGTTTCCGCGCCTTTAGTGATGACTACCTTAGCGTACCCACCACCCATTCCACCGCCGCCGGCAGCAGGGTATCCGTTCTCTCCCCCACCACCTCCACCGCCGCCGATAGCCTCGGCAGTAATGACGCCTACTCCCCCGGTATCTGTCCAAGGCCAAGTAGCATTAGTAGCGGTTAATACGGCAGAACCCATTACTCAAAATCTCCTAATTTGCTATCCAAGTGTCCCCAGTTAACGTGATGATTAGTGTCTTGCCTCCGGTTACAATATCAGCTTCAGTAATTGAATTTATGATAGTGCCGGTAATTGCTGCTGCTGCTGCTCCTGATTGATAGTCATCAGCCCCAATATCCCACGATCCAGATCTTGTTTCACCATCAATATCATCGGAAAATAAACCTGATCCTGGATCACTTACTCCATAACCTTTAGCACCCGTATCAGAATTTCCAAGATGGAAATTAAAAAACGGGGTTCCGATAGCTTGGAAAACACCTGCCACAATCGACCAGTAGTCTTTCAGGTTGCTGGTATTAGTAAAATTGGCACGGACATTGCTTTGAATAGAAGTAGCAATATAATCTTCACTGGCATCATAATGTCCAGCACTTGAACTCCGTAAAGTATAACCTAAATAACCCGTACCAGCCGAATAAATGGGACCTGGCGACGATTCATCAGCTCCACAGACAAATATCAAAGAATCAGCAACAACGGTTGAAAATTGGCCTGTTAGTGGAGTAGTAGAACCCCCATTCGTCCCAGCCGCATTTGCATAAATAAAAGAGTAAGGACCAGCAGTACTCAATCCACTATATTCATGAATATTTATTCCGTAATCTGTTCCTGTTCCAGAAACCGTAACGGTGTTTGGGCCTGCTGCAATGTTTTTAGCGAAAAATATCTGCGCTCCTCCATAGGGAGAATTCCAACAAAATTGTGGCGGGAGCTTATAATAAATATTCCCCTTTGAATCAGATACTTCCTGTGCAGGAAAATTACTCGAAAAACCGACCCCAACAATAATCGTATTCCCAGCAGTATTATTACTATCAAATGAACAGGAGGTACTATAATTAGCTTTTGATTGAACATGGGTTATAGAACCAGCCGAGCCTGGATCATCAGCAAAAGTAAAGGTTTGACTAAATCGGTTGCCGGTTCCCCCAGAAGATAATCCTTTTGAATTATCATTAGTAGTAGCATTGTAAGAGTCCGTAATGGTCCCCGTTACATCAGATACACAATTATAAAAAAGATTGTTCTTTACTGAGATTGTCCCCGTATAAGTTACAGAAGCCGCAATTCCTATATAAGCTCTAACAAAAGTATTATTATAAATTTCAATTCCAGCTTCAGCAGCGGCTCCAGTAAGTCTAATTGCTTGGCTAAATCCACCAATAAATATATTATTAAAAATCTTTGCCGGCCCCATAAAGTAGGTGCCAAATACAAGACCCTCCACTCCCCCAAACCCATCTATATCTCGTCTAAATATACACTTGCTTATGATGGCATAAGACCAGTTATTAAAAAGTAAATCACCAGTAGAAGAAGTGTTACTTGCAGAGACCAAATAAGATTGAATTCCAGTTATTCGAGTATATTG